GCATAGAGCTTGGCCGATAGCTGTATTCGCCTTAGCGAGCTATCCGCCACAGCGGCTCGCTTTAAGCGATAACAGCGTACCGACGATGTCAAGTTTAACAGTGTAATGAGCGTAGTCTTGAGCGTGTCCCACAGGCTGTGGATAACGTCTGTGGATAACTTCATGGCTTACCGCCCCAGCCATTACCCTTAAACACTATTCCACCTAACGAGTAAACCCGCTTCATCGGTACAGTGCAATTAGGACAGTAAGGATCTCTAGCCAGTGTGTCCTCGATGGGACGCTGGACTTCTAGCTCTTTACTACACACTTCGCACCTGTATTCATAAGTCGCCATTAGCTTCTCCAATTAGTGCCACTGTCATAGTCGAGCAGACGCAGCACTGGATCGTCTTTACATTCTCTGGAAGATTATCCGTAATGACACGAATAAGCTGCTCTGTTTCCTTCTTACACATTCGGCAGTTATAGCGCAGCTTGTCCATAGTTGCTCCCTTTAAGATTTTCGATCGGCTGTAGATTCTGTTGCGTTACCCACCATGTCGGCTGCTTAGCGTGTCTGTATCGTGGCCGCTTAGCCATGGCTACGGGTATCCAGCCCGCTAACCTGTAATTCGGGCTAGTGCCTACGACCAGAACAGCGACATCGCTCTGGCGATCATTCTCGTAGATGATGAGCTGACCAGATTCGTAACGCGTCCACTTCACTTCGATAAAGCTTCCGACATCTGCCGTCTTCTTAAACTGTGAAGCGCGGGGATCGAAGTTCGTAAAGCCTAAATAACGAGCGACTAAGATCTCGGCGACGATTGACTCGGCCACTTGCGCGACGTAATCATGGAAGCCGAGTTCTCTGTCGTATCTGCTCTTATCGTCTGCGTGGCCTTGGATCTGGGCGATTCGTTCTAGAGCTACTGTATGAGCTAAGACTTTATCTTCGATCGTCGGCTTTATCTTCATCTACAGTCACCACAGAGCCAAGTTAACTTTTCTCCGCCTTGGCCCTTGGTATAACCGAAAGCGTCCAGCTTCTTTAATCTGGAGCAGCCGTCGCACTGTTCGATCTTATACTCGGCAATTACTTCGCCATTCTGTAAAAGCTTGGCTGTCATAGATTGCGGATAGATGATCTCGACTAAATCGCTCACCTTTACACCTGTGGCTTCCACTTACCATCGCTGGCTAAGACGTACCAGAGCGGCGAACACTGTGTCGCCTTGGTCTTCTCGACGCAGAACCAGCCGCCCCAAGCCTTACCAGTTTTAGCTTCGCCAGTCTTAAAGATTCGATGTCCATGGCTGCACTGTGGAGCTTCTGGAATTATTTCTCCGCCCAGCTGCTTAGCGATCTCGTCCATCGATGATCCAAGGCTGGGAATGCCGCTCTGCTCGGCTTCTTCTGCCGTCTTATAGCTTGGCACTTCGCCGAACTTCTGTGTCCATGGATCGTAATCGTCGGCCGTTGAGTTTGCTACCTTCGCGCTAATCGTCTCGACTTTCTCCATGTCCTGACGTGTAGGCCGCTTATCTGCTCCCAGTAGAAGACCGATCGCTCGACCGATAGCCGACGTAACAGTGTCCTCGACGAAGAACTTCTTCATGTTGACGTTATAGGTCGCCACGTTACCGAATGCGTAATCTGTAGCTGACGGATTGACGTCTTCGTATTCGCGGAAGATCATCGCTTGGATAAGGACGTAGCCCTTTTCGGCGTTAAAGTCCACGATGTTCGTCTGGACTCTAGCTGTAGGGTGTGTAGCCCATAGGCGGGCAATTCTGGCGGCGACGTCTTCGTAATTGTCTAGAAAGCTCATTAGCGCACGTCCTTAGCTGCGTGACGTGATACAGCTCGACCGCGCTTAAAGCCTTCGCGCTGGCCTTCTCGATAACCGACTGAGTAGCTCATCGCTGCCCATAAGATCCCAGCTATTAGCATGAAGATCACGATAGATAATTCGTTCATTACTTGCTCCCGATACTGGGAGCGACGTTCGCGCTCCCGATGTAAAGAGTGAAGCAAGAACGCGTCTAGGTCAAGATTCCCGCGTAGTTGTCGGCGTGTCGATTGGCTTCGGCTTGGACTTTAGGCCATTACCCGCAAGAACTCCGCCGAGTGATCCAGTTAAGAAGATCGCTAACGTTTTTAATAAGTCGATGAATGCTGCGTCGTTCGGAGCTTGATTACCGATCGGCTGAGTAACGAAGATAAGCGCGTAAGTAATGCCAAGAGTTACGATTAAGAAGACCGCCGCTAAAGTCGATCCGATTATAAGAATAAGAGTCGCGTGGACTTCTTCTGGGCTACGGCGTCGGGCTGGGCTTTGGAGCTTCTTCTCCAAGGACGTCGTTAGTGCATGTTCCAGTAGGGATACACTGCGGCTCTTGACATTCTGGCTTTTGCCAGTTCTCGTATTCTTGGCATTCATAGCGAATCCAACCCTGATAACCACACGCGGAAAGCCCAGTCGAAAGGATTAAGACCAGACTTCCCGCGAGTAGTTTCCGAGTCACTTCCCCTGTAACCCGAAAGCTGAATCTTTTGGATTTAGCCAGCGTAGGACTACGGGCAGAACGGCGGCAAGGCCCGCCATGCCGATCGCCTTGGGATCTGTAACTCCAGCCATGTAAACCGCAATTCCCGCAGCTAAGAAGCTACGCGCCCAGCTTGCGAGTAACGCTTTTAAGTTTTCCATCTTTCTTCTCCTTGATCTTCGGCTTCGCTGCCGATTGGATAGGTACTTCGACGACTGGATAATCGCCAGCATAAGCCACGAACTTAGGACGTCCGAAGCCTACGATCTCTTTACCACTCCCGAATGCCCGCTCTTTAATCATGACCATTCCGCCGTTACGCTGATCGCCAGTTCCCGAAGTGTTTCCCTCGATGGTAATTACTGACTTCGACTTAACTCCTACGACGATTCCGATATGGCTAATACGGTCGACGCCATCATGCGGAAAGTCCATGAATGCAAGATCGCCGATCTTAGGCTCTGAATCTACCCAGCGACTTACTTCTTTAAGCTTATGCGCGCCCGCAGCTGTAGAGACCATCGATGGAAGCTTTACGCCCGCTTCATGAAAACACCAGTTTACGAAAGATCCGCACCATGGCAGACCGTCGGCCTTAGTAAACTTACCGTACTTCGTAAGGTTATCGCCCTCTTCTACAGTTCCGACTTCTTTAAGAGCTACTTCTACGACTGCCGCAGCTGTTCCGATTGGATAGGTCATTCGCTGAATGCCGCTTTCTGCGCTTGCATTTCATCGTAGGCAGACTTTAATCCTGACCATGTAGAGCCGTCTTCGTTAATGACGATTACGCACTCGACGCCGTCGATGTTTGTGTAAGTTTCCATTTATATCTCGCAACCTGTGAAGAGGATAGTTCCCGCGGATTCGTTAAATAAGTTCGTCGCGTTTCCAGCTGTAAGACCAGTCGAGACGATTCCTTCGATAGTGCAACCCTGCACCGTTCCAGTAGAGAAGTTAATCGCTGTAGTAGTTAGTTTCGAAGCTGTAGAAGAGCGAAGTCTGAAGTTACCCGCCGAATTAACTGTAATTCCAGTAGGAGCTACGCGCGCCGTTACTGGAAAGATTACTGGAATCAGTGCCGCTGTTGCTGAGTAAGCTTGACCAGTAAATAGTTCTCCGTTAGAAGCTGCAATAGCTGGTAAGTAACGCTGACAAGAGGCTAATTCCGAACCGAGATTTCCAGTTGCAGTTTGGAAAGCAGTAGCGACTGACCCAGTTTCTAATTGGACACCTGTTACCTCATAATAATCCGCAGCACCAGCAGTTCCCACAAAACTCGTAGTAAAATAAAAACTCATCTGTGTAGTAGTTGATGGAATAGTGACGTTTACTGAGAATCGCTGCCAAGACGTTGTTAAAGTAACTGAGCCTGTGCCTGTTGTTGCTTGTGATGTGTAACCTTGAGTAAAAACATTCCTAGTGTCTGTACCAGTGCCAGTAATTAAACGCCAGCCCAATAGACTGGAAGTGGTTGAATAATCTGCGCCTTTTCTTGCCCAGAAAGAAATTGTAATGATTTGATTTGCATAAGTAATGCTTTGTGCGTTTTCGAACATTTGAGCCAATGCGGTGGCCCCTGTTCCAGTCTGTCCAGCTACTCTCTGGAATCTTGCACAATTTGGAATGTTTTGTAACGTAGAGGCTTGTTGTGAGACTGTAATGTTAATAGCAGACTTTAAGTTGTACCAACGATCCGCTTGATAGCCATCTGTTGTTGATGTTGCAGTAGTCCCACGTTGGAAAATGTTAAAATTAGAATTTAGAATCCCATTTTTTCCCGAAGCAAAATTTGCACCATAGCGCAAGCCTGTCGATGTGGAACTATCGGCTATAAGAGTTTCGCCGTTGTTGCCCACTGCTAATTTTGCAAAAGTGTCCGCACCTGTACCAGCGATGAGATCACCTTTATCGTCGATCGCCGTAGCCATAGAATTAGTGATCGTTACTGCGCCAGTAGTTCCGCCGCCAGAGATACCAGTTCCAGCCGTTACAGCTGTGATGTCTCCAATTTCTGGAGTAGTCCATGTGTAATCGAGATCTGTTCCAGAAGCTTTCGCTAATACTTGTCCAGTCGTTCCGCCTTTAAGATCGACTAGAGCGGTGTCGATGTCTTGACCAAGAGCTGCGATCGCCGTCGCGCCGTCCTTAACCAAGTCGGTCGACTGTGGAATGTCCCAGCCGAAGTTCGTAGTAGTAGTTGCCATGTTATGCCACCGATCCGATCGCGTTTTCCCATGTAAGAGTAGGGCTGATTGTATTCCAATATTCGCTCGCTGACACTTGATTCCAGCGGAGTGTCACTTGCGAGAACTCCAGCGGCGAAGCGTTTATCGTAATGAATAGCGAATTATAACTGGCCCTAAATGACCAGCCTTCGACGTAACCCTCGAAGACAGTGTCGACGATGTTAGGCGGAAGATCTGTAACGCGTAGCGGCATTCCCATAAAAATTCCCAGAAGCGCGTCGCGGTCTGCGTCGTCGATGTCTGGAGAAGCGATAGGGAACTCGATCGAATCGAAGAATGCGCGTGGATAAGCTTTAAGCTGTAAACGTCTAGCTAGAGCGAGAATCGCGTCGGCTGTCTTCTCGATGTTCGTGTCCCAGATTTCGGCGAACTTACCGAACTGGGAGATAGAAGCTAGATCGCTGTCTGTAAGCGTTGAGCCGTTATCGTAGTTAATCGTAATAAAGTTTCGGACGTCTCCGCTTCGGGTTACTGACTTTAAGCCCACTCCGATTCCCTGAGTCGCTGAGATTTCGGTATAGCCATTAGCTGCGAGATAAGTCTGTCGATGTAATGCGTCCGCGTACCCGATTCGGCCCGAGCCGTCCTCGAAGAGATAACCGAGACCAGACTCGGCGATCTGACTTGCTAACGTGTAGCTAGAGACTGGATCGGCTGCTCTATTAACCATCTCGTATTGCCCAGGCTGATCGATCTCTCCAAGTCCTACGTTCTCGGCGTTAGCCCATGTCGTCGTCGGATCGTACTGATACCACTGTAAAGCGGGAGCTACTTCGTTCCAGTTATTAAGAAGAAGATCCGAAAGTATTGTGTAAACCTGTGTTCCGTCGTAAGCCTTGTCTAAAGCTAGTTCCCAGTTAGCCCGAGCCAGTTTAGATAATGCGCCAAGTGCTGTAATGCGAGCAGAAGTAACGTAAGCCGTCGCTCCAGCTGACACGACGCTTATCTCGATGTCGCTAATAAACCCGCCGTAAATATTGACATAAGCACCCGTCGAATCCTTGATCGAGATAAGGATTTCGTTACCGACTGTAAACGGGTAAGAAGTGTTTTCTAGGTTAATGAGTTCGATGTAGCAATAGCCCGCGACTGGCTGCTCATAGACAGAAGTTCGGCCGCTAGTGATCTGGACGCTGGCCAGTGTTACTTCTTGATAATCGACGCCATTGATGAGGACGCGCCATTCTGGATTCCAGAGTGTCACGCGAACGCACCCGATCCAAGAGTTCCGCGATAGCTCGAATTATTAAGAACGTTAATAATTGCTCGGGCTGTACCTTCTGGGTCGATCGCACCGTTTACGGTTAGGTTAATGACAGAACCGCGTCCGCCGCCTAGAGCATGATTGGGAATAATCGTTCCGCTTCGGCTTGGCGTAAATAGTTCTGGCCCTTGCTCTCCGACCATGTAAGAAGTTCCCGAAGTCACTGGGCCACCCATCGCGCGTCCACCGCCGAAGATCCGATCGATTAGATCTGCAATTCCTCTCAATAAAGGATTATCCTTAATCAATTTAATAAAATCCTTAACTAAGTCGATAGCGTCTTTTAAAAAGTCGATCATTCGCGAAAGTCCAGTAACGATCGCAGAGATAGCCGTTCCCAGAACCTCAAAAGCCACTCTAAGGACTGTTCCTATTGCTGGCCCCATAGTGTCGCGGACGAATGAAGCTACGGACTTAAACAGACTAAACAGCGGCGCGAGATCGTCGGCGTTAGCGTTAATGGAGTTTCTTACTTTATTAAACGCTGAGAATAAACCGTCTAAAGCTGGCCCGAAGACAGAAGCGAAAAATGGAGCTACGAAGTTCTTCATAAAGTCGTAAAGAGCCTTAAATGCTGGAATAACGAAATCGTTAAGAACTACTTTAATGTTATTAAATGGGCCTTCGAGATCTTTACCGATTGAGTCGGCCATCGACGCAAGAGCTGGAATTACCTTATTAACGAACGAACTAACCAGCGGAGTAAGAGCGTCAAGGACGAACGATCCGACTGTCTCTTTACCTTCCTCGAAAGCGATGTTAAGTCGATCTAGTTTTCCTTGGAATGTCTCGGCCTTGGCTGAGGCTTGATTCTGAAAAGTATCCGCGAGCTTCTTAGTGATCTCGTCCATGGATAGCGTTTTAAGCTGTGCAGAAGATAGTCCTACGCCAAGCTTTCCAAGAGCGGAAGTGTTGCCCTCTGTAGCCTTGGCTAACGCGTTAGAGACCGCTTCTAAACTTTTTCCACTGCCCGCACTTATGTCTAAGGCTAAAGCTTGGAGTCTCTGGGCTTTCTCCCTTCGGTCGCCTTGATCTGGGCATTCGTCGCGCCTGTAACGTTCTTTAATGTAAGAGCGAGCTTTTCCTGAGCGGCTGCGTCTGCGATCGCTGACTTAACGCCATCGACTAGGAGCTTTCCTGCGTAAGCTGCGGCCGCCACTGTTGCAGCTGCGAAAGCGGCAGCGGCTACTTTGCCGAACTTGCCGATCTTGTCCGAGAAGCCTTCGACTTCTTTCTGTGCGCCTTTAACGCCCTTCTTGAGTTCGTCGAAGTCGGCGTCGAAAGTTATCTTTACTTTTGGAATACCAGCCATTAGTCGAGACCCACTTTCTTAATTACGCCCTGAATAAGATCGATGTATTCTTTCGCGACGATTGGCGTGTAATAGTCAACAGCTGGAGCGATCCAGTAGCCGCGCTTATTGCGCGGGGCCTTAAAGCGATCGGTATAAGCGCGACCCAGTGAGTCCGTACCGCGACCACCGCCGTATTCCGTTCCCCATAGAAGCGCGCCCGCTGGAGCTGCGTTCTGGCGAACTCTGTTCCCTTTACCGCTCTTAGAAGCTTCTCCGCCGTACTTGCGGCCGACCTTCTTAGGGCCACCGATGTCGACGCGAATAAGACGATCGCGTTTAGCTGTAATCGTTTGAGCTACGAGCTTAGTCTGTGGAGCTGGCGCACCGTTCGCGCTCATCATGAGCTGGCCCGCCAGACGCTTCGATAGTGGAAGAGCTGCGTCGCGGATCTCGTTCTGTGTTTCTTTATCGAGAAGATTAAGAGTCTGGATCAAGTTTTTAAGCGCGGCTGGCTCGACTTCTATCGAGTAGACGCCCTTCTTACTTGCCATTCCGTTTCTCCAGTATCTCTAACGCCGTTAAGATCTGTTCCGCCGTCTGCCACTCGCTCATCGGAATCTGTGTCGCGATAGAGAGTTCGACGATTAGTCGATTTAGGCTTCCGACGGGATAGCTTTTGGGCTTGCGTTACTCGCTGAGACTTCCGCGACCGTTTCGATCCAGACCTCGTAAGGCTTAATTGGAGTTCCCGCAGCTTCTCGCTTCATGGCTTGATAGCCAAGAAAGAGAAGATCGTTTACTCCAATAGATTCGGCTTGCTGGATAGTCTTTCCAGTTTTGCTTTCCCACTTCGACCACTCGGGAGAAGCCGCCACGAATGTAACGGCCTCTCCTGAGAAGTATTCGACTTCGATGTTTAGTTTCATGTTCGCTCCCGATTCTGTTTTTTAACTAAATGTCTCTGTAGGTGTTCCCACGACTGTAAAGGATAGCGTTACAGTTTGAGCGTCTGGGCTAGAACCGCCGACGCTTGGGAAGATTGGTAGCACGTTAAACGCGAAGACCGCACCTGTAACAGCTGTTAGCGATACCGCTAAAGTCGTGTTGGGAGCTGTCTCTGCCGCTGTCCATAGAGCTTCGCAGAGTGAATCCGCTGCGCCCCAGTCTGCAAGCATTTCGACGTCGAACGTCCACTGCTTATCGATGGAACGGTAAGCCTTAGCGTAAAGAGTGTCGTAAGTTTCGATAGTTACATCTCCGCTTAGCGTTGCGCTTGTTGCTTGCTCGTTATAGTTTTTGGTCGCGATCGTAACCGAAAGATCGCGCCCTGTAATTACGGTCGTGGCCATGTTGGTCTCCTAGTTTGTTTGTGTGTAATAAGTCGAAAGCTGAATCTCGCAAGCGAGAATCTCTGACGCGCCTATGTTTAACGGAATCGGATT